GATTATTTAGCGGATTTATTTGGTTTGGATGTAATCAATAAGATCAGGAAATGCTGTTTTCCAACTGTTATTTCTGCGTGTATCCCAGGTAGCAACAAAGTTTTTCCAATTACCTAAATCAGCAACCGTCGAGTTGCTGACTATTTTATAAATTCTATGATCTTTTGAATATTTTTTAAAAATCAAGTTTCTGATTTCAGCGGGCATCTTGTTTAAATTCCATATGTTTCCAAAATAGAGATGTATATTTAAATCAGTTTTATCACCATATGCATTGGCACTCAAGTTGTCCTGTACCCATGACTCTAATCTGTCAAAATAATATGCGTTTAGAAAGTTAGCTGTAAATTCTATTCTAAAAATTAAATTTTGAATGTTCTTGTTGTGTCTGATCCGCAGTAGGTTTTTGCTAACTTTGTTCCAAGTTAACGGCCATCTCACATAATCAAACTGTTCTTCAATTCCGTCAATGCTCGCTGCAAAAATTATCAACTTGAATTTTTTCCATACATTTAAAACTTCTTCGTTAGGGTATATAGAACCATTGGTTGTGTAATGCAAAGTTACATGCTCAGGACAAGGCACTTGCTCTAAAAATTGTAAATGTGTATTTGTAAACAGCGGCTCCCCGCCAAAAAATTTAACGTACTTTACTTTTTCTAGAGAAACAGTAGAAACAATTTTATCAATTGCAGCGGTGGGTGTTTCAGGTTTAATTGTTATTTTTTTATGTTGAAGTTTTGACTGTTCTTTAGCCCAGAGTGAGCTATTATCTTGATTGCAAATAACACAGGCTGCATTACATTGATTGTCTAGGTGAATATCAATTGTAACTGGATCTTGAGAGCTTTCGGCATCTGGCACCCAATCAGGTCCAGTTTGTCTCAGACTTTGTTGTCCGGATTTTTCTAATAGAAAACATTTATTGCAAGCTGGTGACCAATCGGTGATGGATTCAAATAATTTTTTTCGATTGTTTTGAAGAGCAGAATCAACAGGTATTTCTTGTGCAAACCAACAACAAGGTTTAACAGTTAACGTATCATCTGATTTCAAAACAAAAGAATACCCGTTACTGAGATATCGACAAAAACTGTTACTCATGTGTTTTCTATGTATAATAACGGCAAACAAAACGGTTGCTCAAGTGCCCATTTAATAGTCTGTGCCACATGATTCAAGTCAAGGCCGGCGCGATTTTGAGGAGCGCCATCGTTCAAAAGGCCGGCAGTTACATGCATGGTACGAATTCCTTGTTTACCGTGCAATTGAAGACTGCGATCTCGCAAGGCTCGTTTTTGAATGCCGTAAACACCATGTCGACTGTCAGTTCCTTGCCATTCAGCTGAACTACCTATGTTTACTATTGTGCCTTTGATGCCAGCTTTGACCCATTCTTCAACTGTGACTTCCAGTAAGGCCATCTGACCGTTTCCGCAAATAAAACTGCTGTTGATAAAACAATCATAATTTATAATTTTTTGTCTAAAAAAAGCTTCACTACCTGGAGTCCAAAATCTCAAATCAAACCCAGTTGCCCTAGATGCAAAGTCAGCAGTGGGCCATTGGAGTTTGACTGCCGAAGCTATAGTTTTGTGAGAAGGATTACCCGAACACAATAATTTCATAACACAGCACTCCATTCTGGGCACATGCTGGTGAACTGGGATTGTCTAACTTGATCAATTTGATTTACTGCTTGCCAAAATTTATAGTGAGGTTGATCACTTACAGTCAAGTCAGACAATAAAGACAGCAATATTGGATAGTGTTTAAATTTGTTTTTTAATGCAGACAATGCGCTTGAATTGACATGTGTTATGTTAAAATTTCCAATGGCTCGTTGAAAAATAAGATTGCATTGATCGCCATATCTATTGCTGGGCAAATTGGTTTGATGCCAATCGACTAGCTGATCTAAATAAAACAAATTCAAATAACTCCAGACACAGTTGACATTGAACATGTGATTGTGTGGCATGTTGTTGTAGTACCATTTTATGTTATCACATACTGTGTTCCAGTTAGCACCAGTTCGTTGATATTCAAACCTAGCACCAACGTCATCTATGCTAAAATATAACTCTATCAATCTACACTTTGACCAAAGTTCTAAAACTGAGTCATCTACTTTTACTGTGGCATTGGTGTTGTAAAATACTCTAACATCTGCCAAGCCTTTGACCCTATTGATTTTTTCTAGTAGACGAATGTGCGCATCACTTAACAAGGGTTCACCACCGCCATGAAAATGTACGCTTTTAATATTTTGTAAGATACTATCATCTTCAATTTCTAGAGTTTCGCTTTTTCTAGACACAAAATGAGACACATCTCGATCAGGATAAATTTTTTGATAATCTGAAATCCAGCTAGAACTATTTTGCGGGTTGCATATCATGCATTTTAAATTGCATAAGTTGCCTATACTATAGTCTAATCCTGTTGGTCCAATATCTATGTCTGAATCTTGTATAAAAGTTTCATACAGCACGGTACTAGATTGTCGCCGACTAATTTTATTGTTGGTTTCTTGTTGATAACACGCGATGCAGTTTGGTACTTTGGCTCCGGTGGCCACAAGATTAATTATGCGGTTACGTCCAGCACCGTTCCAAGCCTGCTCTATACTAACATTCTTGTCATACTCGCCTTTAAAAAAACTACATGGGCCATACGCAATTCCGTTACTGTCGCTGCGGAATGAAATATTTTTATAAATTTCGTAACAAAAGCCTGGTTGATCTTTCATGATGTCTTGATTTTGCCCAACAACTGTTTGAGCTTGGCGCTTTGTACATCAGCTGTAACTTTGGGTGTTTCTAACTCAAAACCTTCTTTTGCTTGTGGTCGTTCCCAAGGTACAGATTTGGCATCATCTGCCGCGGCTGCACTAACTTGGCTTTTTGCTTTGATCGAGTCCATGATACTTGTACTGGGCTTTTTGCTGAACCCGTTTTCGCTATCATCCCCGCCTTCATCAGTAATGCGCATGGTTTCAATGTTGTACTCCAAATCAATTTTTTGACCAACGCCGGTCGAGCTTCGACTCTTCATACACTGGATCTGATACTTGCCACGCTCTTTCATTGCACGACTTGTAAAGATACCAAACACATTATCTGCTGTGTTAATCTTTGAAATACCACCCGATATGTGTGAGTGGTCAAATTCAATTTCTTCCACAGCTGAACGATTCAACTGACTCGCGGTGACCATCAAAATGCCTAACTCTTTGGCCAAGTTGCGCAGTTCTTCTGAAACATATTTGTCTTTCACAAACAAGTCGTTGGGGCTGACTTTGGCGCTAACTGGCATCAGCAAGTCCAAATAATCAATCATCACAAAGTCCACTCGCTTGCCAGTTTGAATTTGATACTCTTTCAAATACGCACGGATGTCATTGATGTTTGATTGTGCTGGCAGGCCTTTCACTTGATAGTTGCCTGACTTCTTGGACACCAGTTTGACTTTGAGTTCTGTGGTGTCTATGTCTTTGCGAATGTCTTTGGTGCTCATGTTTGTGAGCATGGCATCAGTTCGCAAACTAGTAAGCTCTTCTGAAAGTTCTAGTGTGATATACACACCACTAAGTCCTTGCTGTAGCCAGTTAAGAGCAATATTCATCATCACTAGTGATTTGCCTGAACCTGATCCACCCGCAAAGATGTTGAGTTCACCTCTTGAGAATCCACCATACAACAGTCGATCCAGTTGCGGCCAACCTGTGCTTACTTGTCCGCCTGAGTTAAAATACTTCTCAATGCGACTCTTAGGATCAGCAAAGTAGTCTGTGCCCATATCCTTAGTGAGTGATATCTGCACTGCATCTTTGATGAGCTTTTCAACTGGATCATATTCACCTTTTTCCAACAAGTCAGCGGCTTTTAAAATAGCACGTTCTAGTTCTTGGCGTCGAGTAAATGCTTCAAACTCGCCCATGAACCAATCAAAGTGTCCTTCGTTTAAATCTGGCACAGCCGCCAATTTAACGCCTGTGGTAGCTGATATCTGTGTGCGCTCTGGCAAGGTCTTGTGCTTGTCAGAATGTTCTTTAATGAACTCAGCCGCAGGCCTTAAACTTTTATCAAAGTTTTGCGGGTTGTAGATGTTTTGAACACGCACATAGCTCTGTGCGTCCTCCAACATCATTTCTAGAAATAAGCGTTGGACATCAAGTCCGTATTCTTTTAACAAGTTGTTTCTTCCTTAGTTCTATCTTAATCTTACTGGTTTCTCTTGATTGCATTATAGTTAGCAAGGTGCCAACACGCCCTAATGCAATTACAGCATCATTGACATCTTTACAGCCGTCGGGCCACTCGGGTATACTTACCGCCCATCCCAGTTCCACAGCACGATCAATTAGTTCTACACCTGCGAGGTCCTGGTCGGGCACCACAGTTATGTCTCGACCTAGATTGCGTATCAATCGAGCTTGTGCTTCACTCACAGTATTGTGCATGACAGCTACACCACCAATTGACAGCGCATCAAATATGCCTTCTGTCACAATCACATTGATCCAATCCCGATGTTGTAAGTCTGTACCAAACACATAGCCTGGCTGACTGTCTGAAATAAATTTGGGTTGTTTGTTGTCTAAAAATCTACAGGTGAATCCTACAATTTTGTTTTCGTATGTGAATGGAATGACCACGTGCGGGCGTGTCCAATGAATGCCATCATTTTGCGTCTGCACCATCATAGGAAAGTCTTCAGGTACATGTCTGCCGCGCACATAGTCCCAATGCGTTTGGTGTTCCGGCGTTAACAATTCAGCAAAAGGTGGCAAGTCTCGTTCTTCAAATGTGATACCAGACAGTTGATTCCACGCTTGTTGTCTATCTTCTAATATGCCATGTATGCTACGATGCCGTAGACTTTCTAAATTGAGCATCTCAATTTCGTTATCTGGCACACCCATCCAACCTAACAGTTTGCGAGCTTTGACGCTGAGTGTACGGCCCATGATAAAACTGGCTGTGTATGAGCAATTGAAACAGTGATAGCTCCAGCCTGCGTCAGTGGCTTTGAGTCCAGCACGACCTCTTGTGTCTCGAGTGCTACCATTGTGCTGACAGCAGACCGCATTGAAACTCAACCAACCAGATGGTGTAGGTTTTCTTTTTGCAGGTAGATACGCAAGGATGTCAAGCATCTATACAGTATAGCAGATCAGCCGTACTAGATCAACGATATTGGAGGTTGGTAATGTAACCAGTTGTGATCAACACTGTGGCTGCTATAGTACCTTGGTATTGAATTGGCAAATACCCAGAACCACCATTGGTAACAGTAATTGGCCCAATCTGTCCATTGCCCACACTAGTCACAATGGCTTCTGCGCCAGAACCGTTGCCCAAGATTTGAACTTTTGGCGGTGCTACATATCCTTGGCCAGAGCCGTTGACTGTAATGCCTGTGACCACTCCATCCGTTACTTCGGCTGTGGCCGATGCGCCGAACCCTTGACTGTTGTTAAATCCAGCTCGAATCAAGTTGTAAAAGCCCACAATGTTAAAATACTGCGTGGATGTTTCATCAAAGAACTCCCAACTTTCAGTAACATCGTACCAAACTGATTCGTAAGTGTCTGCGGCCTGAAACTTGATTGTGCCAGTGTAGTGATCCAAATCCATTTTCACAGTGGTTAGGCTTTGCCCACTAGTTGGAATATGGCTTGAATAGAATTCTGTAAGTTGTGTGGTATTTACAGGCTGTGGAGTTAGTGCCCAGTCTGGCCAGTTTGTAGGACCAGGTTGCAGTTGTTGTGCTTTGCCATAGATTGTGGGAATGGTCAACATTTCGCTAGGCACAAACGCAGGCAGCACACTATTTACAATGTTGCAGTCTGCTCTAGCACCCGAATTGGCATCTACATAAGCAGCTTGCACGTAGTCGCCTGCGGTGCGCTGAATGCTGTAGCTGCCGGGCTG